ACTCTTCATCAGACAGGCGCTCAAGCTGTTTTGCGGTCGCGTTGAGGTTGATGTTTATCTGAGTCGCTTGGTCAGGCAGACCTAAACCATGCAGCTTCACTAATGAGTCGACAGTGTTCTTCATTTCTGTCGCGGTAGCGGACGAGGAGTACGCCTCCATATACATAGTGTGTGCGTTGGTCTTAGTGAACTTGACCTCTTCGCGCATCTGGTCGCGGAAATACTGTAGGGCTTGCTGCACCTGTGGCAGCTTAGACGCGGAGTACGCGGTCTGCGCAGACTTATATCCAGCTGCTCTACCAGCAGCGGAGACAGTCATGCCACTCGAAATCATTAGGACGAGCTTTTCTTGTTGCACAGTGAGTTCGCCAAGCTGCAACCCCATGTAAGGAACGTGGGATTGGAACTCGGTATGGCTCATATCTTTGGTATCACTAATGGATACGTCTTCGGACGCTTTCTCCAAACTGCTCCCTCATACCCTCGTCTTGGTAGATAAACACTGGTGCACGTGCACCCAGATCATCCAGCCCGATATTGACTACAAATTCATGCAGCGACAGGTGCGGTGGATCCATAAACATCACAAGTTCTTCGGCTAATGACGCGTCATAAGCTAGAACTTCGACACCTGAAACGTAAGCTGTGCCTAGAAGAGCATCTTCTAGTCCCTCTATTGCAAGCATTTCGATCATTGTCATAGGCGAATATTAGCCTTACTAATATATCTAATCAATAGACATGTCGTGTATGTTTTTGACCCACCACCAAAACATGTCTATCGAGAGAGTGTGGCGCATGATATTTATGCGGTACGCCACGAGCTGAACATTTTCTGGCGTGTACCCAGCCTCAGGGCTTACGCGGTCAATACTGGCGTTGAATTCTTTATGGCCAGTGCCGTCTATATGGTGGGTCATATTGACACCCGAAATAGCACACTTGCCGTTTTGTGCCTCCCATATGTCTATAAGGTCTTCAGGTTCTAGCCGCCATTCGTGCGTTTCTTTGCGGGAGTACTTTAGTTTGGAGCACAGACGCCTTAGATACTGTTCGTACCCGGCGCTAACTAATTTATTGCGCGAAACGGATTTGCAAGAATTGCAGATACCACGCGCCCCGCCTTTCTTGTACTTCTCAAACTGCTCTATCGGCAGATCGCGCTTGCAGCTTTTGCAAGTCTTGGTACCCAAAGACCGTGCCCCCCGGTCATTAGTTGAGCTAATAATACGTACCAGAAAATTTTTTGCAAAATTTATTTACGAATCGCTCACACACTATCTCCCCCCTGCCGACTAGACCCAGCCCTTTCCCCGATCACGGACATTGAACCTTGTTTCGTGATTCGTGGCTGGAACCTTGTCCGGCAGTAACCCCTTTTACTCACTCGTTCCTCATTCGTTGTCGTTTGTCTTTGTGTCTTTAACTAATAGGAGATAAGACATGCATCACGTTACACACGCAATGATGGAGCAAGCGGCGGTAGAACAGCTTGAGCGAAAGATGGATCGGATGACAGATGCCGAGATACTTGAGAAGTACGGCATCGTGGTGGAAGAAGAGCCAGTCATAGACGAGTTGATCTGGGACTATGAGGAGGGCGAAGCATGATCTACGCAGACGCAATATGGTTCGTAACTCTCGTGCTTGTAATACCCTCACTAATCATGTGGTCTTTGTCCACGATTCTTGATCCACGGCCCAAGGTTCGTGGTGCAAGGCGCTTGACCGAGCATGAGTGGGCCATGAAGTGGCAACGTGCTGAGTGGGAGCGGCGTCGTCGCGCGCAGCGGGGGGTGTGACAGCACTTTTACGGTGTGACACCACAATTTGCAACGTGTCACACCTCAGCAAGTCATTGATATTGCTACACATTCTTTGCTTTAGCACTGGGGTGTGACGGGTGTGACACCTCAACTAAGTTAGTACAGAAACGTATCTGTTTATTTAATACTTTTACTTTTCAACTTAACTTTTTAACTATTTGCTGTCACACCTGTCACACCTTTCTTCTTTACTGTTGTAAATCAACAACTTACATCATTTCTTGTGGTGTCACACTCGCGTCACACTCGCGTCACACCTAGTGTCACACCTCAACGAACCACGGTCCACGGAGGACGATTCAATGCTCAAATTCATCTTACTTGTGTTTTCTGTATGCACAGCCTTAATCGCAGCAGCACACACCGTTAGCTTTGTAATGTATGGCCAATTGTTACTCGCCACCATCACAGCTTTGTATTTCGTTTGCGGCACATTCATGGCTGCAGCACTCATTCAACTTGAGAGGACTCAACAATGATCGGTAGCACAATGTATCGCGACTTTGCTGAATCACGTAGCTGGAAACGTGAACCACGAGCCAAGCTTAACTATCTATGGCTTCACTGGCTTATGGAAACCGAGACTGGTTATTCGTGGTTCAAGACTTACCACGTGTTCGCTGCTTGGATGCAAAGGCACAGCTGGAAGCTGGTAGTACTTATGTTACTTGGTCACGCGTACGAAGGCTGGGGTATTACGGCCTCGTTCCTCGGCCTTTAGTCGTTATGTTTTGTGAGCACAACGCTCTTAACCAACAGGAGGTTGCTATGCAACAGACGTTTGACTTTACTCCCAGACACCACGCTGTCTGGTCAAACTTACGCACTGGGTTTCGTAACACTTGCACTTGGGCAATGGAAAACCCTGCTGAACTTCTCATCGCTGTGATGGCTGTCATACTGATGGACATCGATGAGTCACTAGACAATATTGAGGAGGCAACTGATGCTTAATCCACTCCCCTTAAACTTTGAGTCAGACCATTGGGACTGGCTCGTAGACCACGAAGCACAACTCGTGGAGCATGGTACACACGACGTGGACCTTGATTCTGTGCTTCAAACTATTAGCCCAGCTAATATTACAACCACTCTAGAGGAAACTAGCTATGACTAACCAGACATTCATCAACCAAGCCTTCTATGCACTCTGTGAATACAAGGGCTTCAAGGGCGACACAGCAACGTACGTGTCTAATCAGCAAGCAGCTACTGTCATTGAGCAGTACGTCGAGGCTTTCTTGACAGCTGTTGAGAACGAAGACGCAGTTGTTCACCGCTTGTCAGTACTTGGTTCGTTGCAAGATCTCATGAACAAAGTCTCGTGGAACGCTCGCAAGTTGTTCAAGGCTAACAACGCCAACAGCGGTATGGACAACAACGGCGCACCTTGGGGTCTTGAGTCTTCTGAGCGTGTACGTCAGCTGGTCGATGTTGATGCTGACAACGAGACGCTTGCCAAGATCATCGAGTCTGACTTCGAGTCACTGCAGATGGTACACACTATCCTCAGTCAACAGACTGGCATCGATACTCCGCTCTACTACTTCGTAGAGACTGAGCGTCAGCCAAACGGCGACTGGGTTGACGTTACCAACGCAACCACGTTCGACGATGCAATGACTGCAATGGACGACATCGTGGACAAGCTCAACGAGAAGTCACGTGAAGACATTCGCAAGTCCGTACGCGACGCACTAGGCAGCCTCAACAAAGCAGCCTAACCACCTAGCCCTGCTGGCCCTACGGTCAGTGGGGCTTTTTTATGTTCGGGGTACCCACGATCCACCACCGAGCCAACCACAACCCACCGGGGAGACAGCGTGCCATGTTTTTGACAGGTCTTATTGCAGCACTTGCAATCATATTTCTTCTACTCAAGTTCAACTTCCGTCGTGTGCTCAGCCACGACATCAGTATCGACATCGGCGTCACAGTCCTGTTGTGCGTGCTGTTTGCCGGTACCTTCGCAGGCATGATGACTGGCCTTATGGCTGGTTGCATCATCTCTGCATTCCTTTACTTCAGCAAAAAGTTCTACGGCTACGAGCGCTTCGGTGTCATCAAGACCGACAAGTTCCCGTACCGCAAGTTCGGCTGGATCAACGTGCCACCGGGAGGTAAGTAATGGACTTTGATCTTAAGTACTGCATCCACATTGACGAGGACACGTGGTGGGAATACGACGCAAAAGGCATAGCGTTGTGCCGCGTCTGCGTTAAATGCAAAGAAACCAAACTAGCAGCCTATCGCAAAGACGTACTAAGCGACCCTAACTACGAAGCAGATGAGGACATCGACCCATGAGCGACGAATCACGAACCATTAAAACTGAGCACGATGTCTTGCTCACCTTGATTCACTACATCCAGTACCACTACCTCAAGGTCAGTGAAACAGGCGAGACCAACGTCGTAGTGCCCTTCGACCCAGTCGAACTAACCCAGTGCATCGCAGTACTTGCACGTGCACAAACCATGCGAGGAATACAGCCATGAGTGAAAGCTTTCTTTCGGCGGCTGATCGCGTTTATGGCCTCAATAATTTAGGCGAGCTTATTGACCACATCGCATGGCTGCACAGAAACCAAGAACCAATGGCCCACATTCACGAACTTGCGTGGTTGTTGGTCTCTGCAACCAGACCAAAGGAGGACCAACCATGAAGATC